ACTTCGTCGCACTAGACGACGGAAACACGTTCACTGGATTCGAAGTTATTAATGGAGACAGCGTATCGTCATTCACAATCCAAGCAGACGACTTCAAGGTTGTTAATGGCACTAACTCATCTATCAACCCTTTCTCTGTAAATACAACAACAAACAAAGTTGAGATGAGTAACGCTCAAGTTACGGGCAATCTGGATATTGGTGATTCGGGTCAAGCAGGAATGAGAATTACAGACACAACCATCACTATTCACGATGGCACGAGAGCGAGAGTCATATTGGGCGAATTGCCTTAACAACATAAAACGACGACTATATATAAGTTATACCTTTTTAATGGGAAAATATAATGCCAGCAACAGTAAGACAATCACTTAATAGAAATCTTGCGAGACAATTTCTCGCAGATGTTATTGGTACGGAAAAAGAATTTTATATCGGTATTGGTAAATCAGATGTTTTCCCGACGGCAGTAGTTGATGGCGAAACAGTTGCTGACTACCCTTACTTGCCCGTAGACGGAAATCTAGAAGAGAATGAATTTCGTCATGGCCTGCAATCTATTAAGAAAGTAGAAGGCGCTATTATTGTAGCGAAAAGAAACAACTGGGTAACAGATAAAATTTTTGATGAATGGTCTGAAGTTAAAAGCACTGAAGAAGATAGGTCGTTCTATGTGTTGAATGATGCAAAAGAAGTTTATGTATGTCTAGAGACAGGACGAGACGGCGATGGGAACTTAGTCTCCTCTACTGTAAAGCCTAGTTATTGCGAACTCAACGTTGACTATACAAAACCTTTTCGTACTTCAGATGGGTACGTATGGAAGTTTCTATTCAAACTGACGCCTCAACAAATCTACCAGTATCTTTCTAGTAACCACGTACCAGTCAGTCTAACAGGACCTGTATCTAATTGCGATAACTCTGCAGTTGAAGACTTGCAGATGAATGTAATCAATGCCGCAGTTAAAGGCGAGATCATTCGATGTGAAGTGACTAATAAAGGTTCTGGTTACACGACGACTCCTACTGTAGAAGTAAAAGGTGACGGAAATGGCGCGACAGCGGTAGCAACTATGGTCGGTGGTGAGATCGTAAAGATTACAATGACGAACTACGGATCTGGATACTCTCGTGCATCGTTTGTATTAGACGGAACACCTACTACTAAATGTGAAGCTCGCGCAGTGATTACTCGACACATGGGTAATGATCCAGTAGATGATTTAAAAACAAGTTCGGTCATGCTAAACATCAAACCAGATGGTACAGAAGGCAATACATTTATCGTAGAGAATGAGTTCCGTCAGATCGGAGTTCTTCAAGACCCAACTAAACCAGACGGTACACCATACACAGAAGTTTCTGGTAAAGTACTTCCAGTAATTCATTTCACGGCTAATTCGCCGTTCACTTCAGGTGCGGTTATTCGAGGACAAATAAGTGGTGCTGAGGCATACGTTGATGAGTCTTCATCTAACTTTGTTTACTATCATCAAAACGAAACTACAGGGTTCGTTGCGTTTCAACATGGCGAACCTGTTTCTCAAGTTGGCGCTGACTTCCCACCTCAAACCATCGATGGGTTTACTGATCAATCAGAAATAGATAGACATAGCGGATATGTTCTGTACATAGAGAACAGACACCGAATCATAAGAGACGCTGAACAGCAAGAAGACATTAAAGTCGTTATTACAATATAGGATACACGATGACTGATTATACCAATAAAGTTTTTCGCGAAACATACCGAGACTTCTATGACAAAGAGGATGGTTATCATCGTGTATTGTATAATGGTGGGCGAGCACTTCAAGCGCGAGAGTTAACAGAAGCTCAGAGAATCATTCACGAAGAGATCGCACGATTTGGTCAGAACATCTTCAAAGAAGGTGCGATGGTCAATCCAGGTGGTGCGACGGTGGATAACGGCCTAGAGTATATACGACTAGTGTCCCCGACAAGCGAGTACGACGAATCTATCATAGGTCAAACGCTCACTAATGGGACAATCAAGTTTAAAGTTCTAGAAATGTGTGACGTAGATCCTGATGGGAACGATCCTATCACGTTGTACGTACAGTACACAGACACACTTGGCATACAAAATGCATCTTCAGCGCCTCGAGTATCTCCGGGCGATGTACTTACATACGATAGTGGCGCTATTTCGCCTAATATGATCGTTGCACAAGACCTTTCTATTATTGAAGATGACGACTCACTTACTATAATCACTGGAGCGGGTAAAGCAACAAAAGCATATTTCGCATCGGGCGATTTCTTTGTACAGGGACATTTTGTATATCTAAGTGGCGGTAATACATTCATTGACAAGTATAGCGGAACGCCTACAGTAGATTTCGGTTTTCGTGTAGAACAGAACATCATCACAGAAAGTGAAGACGAAAATCTACATGACAATCAAGGCGAGGTTCCAAACCTTACTTCTCCTGGCGCTCATCGATATCAAATTAAACTAACGCCTACTGTTCGTCCAGAAGACGACACAACAGACGAAAACTTTGTATTTGTTGCTCGTATTGTTAACGGCGTTATTACTCGTGGAATTAGCACATTCGATGCATACAATCGAATCAATGATTTACTTGCACTGCGTACCAAAGAAGAGTCTGGAGATTACGTAGTAAAAGAATTCAAGGCAATCTTTGAAGATTTGCCAGATGATGATACTAGTCTAAACTTAGACGTGACAGAAGGTGTTGCGTATGTAGATGGGTATCGTCTAGAAGTTGGGACTACAGACATTGTCGTACCAAAGGCACGTGATACAAGAACACAACTGCAAGAAGCGGTACCTGCTGTATATGGTAACTGGGTCTACATTGATCCCGATCGTACTCAAGGGTTTGGAGACCTGAGTGTATTCGGTGGAGTAAGTCTAGTAAATGCAGACGGTGATACAATAGGCGGATGTCATATTCGAGGTGTTGGTAAAGACGCTATAGGATATCGACTGTACATTTTCGATGTGAAGATGAATGCTATTGAAACAGGAAGCAATGTTCGTTATCCTTTTTCAGATGTTGTTAAACTAGTAGATGTTATTTTATCAAACACTTATGAAATTCCTCTAAGACCTTTGACTTTCGATACTGATCCTCATCAAACACCTCTGACGTTCGACACCACATTGTATGGTACATCTAACAACGACCTGTTGTTCGCACTACCATTCAAATCTCCTAAAAAGGACAGTATCACAAATGTTTCCTATACTGCACAGAAATTTGGAGAATTTTCACTAGACCAAAACGAAGAGATTGTTATAGAAGGAGTCGAATCTCAAAGCTGGATCATTGCTGAGGTAGACGGACCTGTCATTCCAATCGTCCCTGTAGATAACTCAGATGGAACTTCTACATATTCAGGTGATCTTTTAGACGCCAATAAAACGTATGCAGTCGCATATTTTGATAACATTCAGACTGGACCTAAGACCAAGACATCGGTTGTAGGGGAGAAAACAGTATCTCTTACTAGCGACATTTATGAAACAAGACCTGTTATCTTGGATGTCGTCGATGCAATTTCTATCGACAAGGTAGAGTTGATTGTTCCTAATGTTTCAGAACCTGAGGACATCACATATCAGTGGTACTTAGACAATGGTCAAAGAGACAACTATTACGGAATTTCTATAGCATATCTTAAAGAAGGATATACGCTACCGTATGATGACGCAAACTTAACTGGTCATGAAATAAAAATTACCTATAGTTATTTTCAACGAACCGGTGGAGGCAAGTTCTTCGCTGCAAGTTCGTATACAGGATTGACGTACGAAGAAATTCCTACTCATACGACTTTAAGTACCGGAGAATCTATTTCTTTACGTGACGTTCTTGATTTTAGACCAGATAGATTTACTAGTTTCCCTTATGACTTCACTGTCTCAGAGCTCCCGCAGAACGCATCATCGATTATAATTAATCAGCTAGAGTACTATCTACCTCGTACAGATATTCTTGTGGTGAACGCGACAGACAGTCGAGGAGACACTGGATTCGGTGAGTTACAAGTCGTTCGTGGGCAGCCTGCGATCGATCCTCGTGAACCAGAAATACCTGCAGGTTCGTTACCTCTATACAAGTTTTCTCTGAACGCATATACATTAGATCGATCCGATGTAATCAGTACATTTATTCCTAACAAGCGATTCACGATGAAAGACATCGCTAAGTTGTCCGATCGTGTAGAGACTCTATATGAATTGACTGCATTGAGTTTCCTTGAGACTAATACAAATGTACTACAAGTACTAGATGCTAACGGCAATAATCGTACTAAGGCAGGGTTCATCGCAGACAACTTCAGTACACTGAACTTCTGTGACGTACACAACCCAGCATATCGTGCTTCTGTAGATCCAGAAGGTCTACTACGACCATCGTTCGTTGAGAATTCTGTTCGACTGAAGTACGATGCTACGAATACAAACAACGTTGTTTCTAAGAAAGGTGACATCATTACGTTGCCACATACAGACGTTGTTATGGTCTCGCAGTTACTTGCAACGGGAACTGATAATATTAATCCGTTCGCAGTTATCACACAAAACGGATTCATGACACTATCGCCTGCTTCAGACGAGTGGGTTGAAACGAAGCGACTGCCTGACATTATGCAGAATGTTGTACGTAGAATCTCAACATATCTGCCTACATTCTTTAGTCGACCTAACGCAAGAATTCGTTCTAAGGTCGAGTCTAGAACAATTCAAGAATTTATCGGCGAACGCATACTAGATATCGAAATCATTCCATTCATGCGTTCACGTAAGATTAGTTTCCGTGTTCAAGGTCTACGACCTAACACTCGTATGTTCGCTTATTTCGGAAACAAGAATGTATCTGATTGGGTTCGTCCAGAGTCTACGTATACAAACTTCTCGGACAATCCAACTGAGTATGGTAATCAATACGCAAACGAAACACAATACCCATCTGCGTTAGGCGGCAAGGGAGATCTTGTCACAGATGATAAGGGTGAACTGATTGGTTCTTTCTTCTTGCCGAACACCCCGGACATTAGTTTCCGTACTGGCCGACAAGAATTCAAACTGCTTGATATCAGCCTCAACAACGACGAAGGTTCTACATCTATCAGTCGTGCGGGATATACTTCAGTTGGAACAATTGAAACTGTACAGCGTACTCTACGAACAACTCGTGAAGTTGAAACGACTTATTGGAGAGACCCTCTTGCACAAACATTCTTTGTTGATCAAGTAGAAAATCCTAATGGACTGTTCTTAACAAAGGCACGTGTTTACGTAGAGAGTAAAGACTCTGTCATTCCTATGCAAGTCCAGATTCGACCAGTAGAAAATGGAGTTCCTACTAATAGGGTTATTCCTGGTTCTTCTAAGTTTATTAGTCCGTCAAATATTCCAGTAACACCTCTTACTGATCAAACAGATATTCAAGAAGTTAGAAACAATCCTACTGTTATTGAATTTGACGAACCTGTTTACTTGACACCAGGTGAAGAATATGCTATAGTACTACTTGCAGAATCGGTAGACTATAATGTCTATACTGCACAGACCTATGAATTTGTTTTAGGACCTTCTCGTGAAGCGCGAGTATCACGACAACCAACACTGGGTTCATTGTTCATGTCTCAGAACGGTTCTACTTGGACTCCAGATCAAACTAAAGATCTAATGTTTGAATTAGATCGCGCAGAGTTCAGCATTTCAGGTCAGTTAATTTTAGAAAATACAGAACTACCAAAAGTAACTTTGACACCATCTCCTTTTGAAACAACATCTGATTCAAACGCTGTCTTCGTTTACCATAAAGGACACGGATTCACACACGGCGATATAGTCAAGTTCTCAGACGTTTCTGGTATTGTAGGCGGTATTAGTTCGACACTATTTGAAAATACTAATGGTTTCATACTTGAAAATCCTACATGGGAAGGATACACGATTAAAGTTGTTGACGGCAATGGGTCTGTAGTTAACGCATCGTCTTCTAGTTTGGGTGGTGGCAATAACGTAACCGCTACTCAACAAGTGATGTATGACCAGTATCTACCTCAGATACAGTCTTTCTCTCCTAATGCTTCTAGTATCAATGCTACAGTAACAAAGACTGTAGGGTCGTCATACGGATCTGGTCGTACGAATTCATCATTGTCATATAATATGACTCAAACAGAAAATGTGTCACTGAATGACCTTAACGTCAATGTTTCGCCTAATGTTATTTCCAACTCGGATAACCATTCTGCAAAAACGTTAGAGTTTACACTGAGTATGTCTACAGGAGATAGAAAGGTTTCTCCTGTTATTGACCTACAACGCGTATCGGTAGTTACACTAGAAAACGTTATTAATGACGTAGATCCTGAAACATCTACTAGTGGTGTTGACGCATCATATGCGACTCAACATATTACAACTCCTGTGATCATTGACGAACTGTCTGAAGGTCTTAAGGTGATCTTTGCTGCAAACCGTGCACGAGGAGCGTCTTTTGAAGTATTTGCTCGGACGTCTCTAGATGAAAACGAATTTGGACAAGCAGGTTGGACTTTAATTGATATTGAAACTCCAATGCCTACGGATGAGAACCCAGACATCTTCCGAGACTACGAATACACATTAGATGCAGATCCATTTACTGTATTCCAAGTTATGATCGTGATGAAGTCTTCTAACTCATCTAAGTCTCCTATGATTACTGACCTTCGTGCTATCTCATTGATAACGACCAGTGGTCTTAATCTAAGGGGTCGACCAGCAGACTGGATCGAATTGAATCCTGAAACCAATACTATGCCGGTAGAGAATGACCCAGATCCAAGTGACTCAGACGGAACAACACCGAGTGATTCTGATGGTACTACACCAAGCGACTCAGATGGAACCACGCCGAGTGACTCAGATGGCACTACACCAAGTGACTCAGATGGTACTACACCAGGGCCTGATTTCGAATATTCGAAAGATACGAGTCCTGAATATCACTTCGATATCTATCATATCTTCGTGGGTCAAGGCGACCCAGCTTACGTACCAAGTTTAATGTGGAACGATTCAGTTATAAGTTATCCTATTACTAACTACACAGGACAAGACTTAACTCAACTAACTTCTATTAATGCTAATGATGGTTACACTTATATACGCGGCAATCTTATAGAAACATCTTCGCCTAACAATCAAACTATTTGGCACTATGAGATTCGTAGAGAATTGACGCCAACAAGTTCTGGCGCTAGTGGAGCAGGGGATAGTACAGGGTCAGATTCCGAAAATGGGACCGATGTTCAACTGGATTAATTCATATGAGTAATCAGTTAAAAGTAGAAGGCCATAATAATTTAGTAAGAGACAAGCGTACTGGAGCTATACTAAATACAAACAAAGCCGAAATAAGAAACGCACGAGAAAGGAATAGAGTAAACCAACAAAGGCAAGATCATATTAAATCTCTTACCGAAGATGTCAAGGGATTGAAAGATGATATGAGGCAGATTAAAGAACTGCTAATGAGTTTATCAGGGGATATGAATGAGTAACATACAAATTGTTGATCTTGCGGATAATGTTAATTCCGCATTTGATAAAATCAATGAAAACTTTACCGGAATTACAGACGGCACAATTACCCTTCCGGGAAGTAACACAACAACCATTGATAGTGCAGATCTTACGCTAATACTTAATCAAATTTTAGACTCTGATTACTTCATCACAGTAATTAATGAAGACTACTTTGAGCAATTCAATATTAATGTTGATGTTAGTTATCTTGAGTCTGACCTTTCAGCGAACGCGTCCGCACTCTTTCAGTTGACTTCTCGCATCGATGCGACTGACTCTGGTATTACTGTTCTATCTCAGGCAGTCATAGAAACTCAGGCGTCATTAGACAATCTTGTATTGGGCGGTATCGACTCAGACTTACTTGCAGACGCAATCGCAAGTGCGAACTCTACAGTCATCTCACGCATCGATGCTAACAGTGATGGTATTACTTCTTTCGCTGGGGTCATTGATAGTGTAGAGAACAACATGTTGTTGAGAGACTCAGCGACAAACGATCTGATAGAAATAAACACATCCGCGATCTCCTCGTTGACCTCAAGAATAAATGTTAACTCAGATGGTCTTAGTGTGGTCGTCGGTGATGTAACGGAACTATCACTTTCTCTTAACCAGTTAATCAGTGACGGTATCACTCTAACACCAGAACAAATAACTGAAGCATTGGGTGGTGCATTAGAATCACTAACGCTTCGTCTGAATGCGGACAGTGACAAACTTGTAATCGAGGCTGCAAAGGTTGTAGAACTTGAAACGGGTCTGACCGCACAAGAGAGCGATCTTGGTGTGCAGATCACCGCAGTATCTAATGCGCAATCTTCTCTAGTGTCTCGTACAGAGTTTGACTCTGCTGAAGGTAGAATTACCACACTCGCAGAAGATATTGTTACCCTAAACAATCAAGTAGACGTTACAAACCCAGACGGCACTCTATCTACTGCGATCGCCGATGCAGAGAGCGAATTACGTGGAGAGATCACTACAGTCGATGGTCGAATCACTTCAGTCCAAACATCGTTGACGAATACTCTTAATGCCAAGATCGACAGTGACATTGCGAAGGCGACTCAAACACTGACCGCTTTGATTGACTCGGCAGGTAATACCACAACAACGTGGGGTATTGATCTTGTTGCAGGAACAGAAGACAATCCTAAAGTTGCAGGTATTAAGTTCGGTAACGACGGCACCACGGCAGACTTCGCAATCACCACTGACACATTTAAGATTCTACCAGCAGACGGGAGTGGTAGTGGTACTGCTCCGTTCAGTGTTGTAGATGGTGTGGTTCAAATGTCAGGCGCTAAAGTGACCGGCGACTTACAAGTAACATCTGGTACATCCTCGGGGTCTGTAACTATAGACAACGATGGTATGACTATTAAAGATTCTAGTGATTCTATTCGAGTTATATTAGGTAAAATTCCGGCTGGTATATAATTTATGAGTAATTATGGATTATACATTTCTGACGGTCAAAATGGTGGTGTTATTACCAACTCAAACAGTGTCACGAATTCTGAAACGGGTCTAAGTGAAACGGGTACGATACCCCCAAATGGTTCCGTTGTTTTTGATATGATTGGTGCAGGCGATGATACAAAGGTAGGTGTGCAGTTCGCGAGAACTGCGACTCCTCAACAAAACGACGATGGTTTAGAAGTGACAAGAAACTTCGCAGCAGATACTCTTTCTATAGTTAACACAACAGGAGTATCTAAAAATTATTCTGTTGAATTTTTTAGGTTTGGATAATGAGTGACGATTACGGTTTAACAGTTTATAATAACAATGGCGGTCTTATGTTCGACTCACGTCGAAAAATGGACAGTTATGTTGTTGTTGAAGCTGGTACAGGGTCCAAACCTGATGTTGCTACTGATTTTGAAGATCTTGTTTTTGTAAAAGTTCCTCCAAGTATGCATGAATATGTTGTCTTTATGTCCATGCCTACTCTTGATCAGAATGGAGTAAGTACTGGATCTTTTTATGGGTACAAAGTTGATGTCGATGATGGTAATGCAGAACTTTTAAATCTAGAATATTTTGTTGCTAAACATTCGAGCAAAGTTTCTAGAAGCGGTGATTATGGATTAGTCATTCGTAACTCCGATGATAGTATTCAGTTTGACAGCAGATCAGTGAAGACGGGAAATCATTTTAAAATAACAAGTGCTGTTGAACCAAAATCCTATCAATGTTTTCGTCCTCAAGGGCCTGCTTCAGATTCTCTCGGAGATATCTCGGATTATTGGGAAGTAAGAACTTGGACTTGGGGAATGGGAGTGTACTTTGGATCTATGGTACAAGAAAGAATTGTTCAAGGATTAAGATTTGTTGGCGGTGCTACTAACAATGGTAACACGGGCCCTATAGCATACAGTTGGTTCAGTTTAAACCCTGACGAGGTTTGGGGCGGAGACGGTGGCCAATCAGCAACTCATACATACAAAAGAAAAATCGATAGTTTAATTCTATCGGCAGAATTGATTTAAGAGAAAGAGAATGATTTATTATATCGCAATTATCAGAGATAGTCAAGTACAAACTTTAAAAATGGCTAGCGGGGACAATGAGCCTCAAGGTCTGCGAGAAGATGGCGCTACAGTAGTGCATATCGATTTTCCTATCGAAGATCGATTAGACTTTATCAGCAGACACTATTGGGATGGAGAGTGGATCGAAAGAGAACTACCGCCGAATAGATTTGCCGAATGGATCGACGGAGAGTGGATCTGGGATCATGAAGATGTTGTGAACGAAGTTCGATCAGTCAGGAACAAAATTCTATCATCTTGTGATTGGACTCGACTAGATGATAACGGGTTGTCTCAAGATCAACGTGATTCTTGGGCATCATATAGACAAGAGTTGAGAGACATCACTGAAAATCTAGGCGACATTAAAAGTTTATCAGATGTTGAATGGCCTCAACCAAAATAAGGCAATATCATGTCATACGGAATTCAAATGTTCGGGCCTGCCATTGATAGTGATGGGAGCGCTAAACTAGTATTTTCAGATTCAATTCGCACATCTAATGTTCAATTACATGCATCATTCTCTTTGACTAAAGGTCAAACTAGCTCTGTATTTCCGTGTCCAGATGCCAACAATGATTCTAAAGTGTTTATCATATTTCTTGGAAACCCTAGACGTGTAGATGTTATCAATAAAACTTCGACTGGATTTCAACTTAAAAACAATAACACTGTGAATGGCACACAAAGTGGGTTTGTTATAGCAATGAGAATTTCCTGATGTCATACGGAATACGAATAATAGGATCCGACGGTGGAGGAACGTTTACTGTATCCGACACTGATATCGATATGGTCAACATGCGAGTCGTGGCGTCTGGTCGTGCTCATGAGTTTGATCTGCCTGGTGGAGTACTAGAGAGTGATTTAATATTTGTTAAAAATCCTACTGATATAGGTGGCGGGTCGTTTAATAGACAAGTAGTAACAGTACCTGATGACTTTGACGATAGAACCATAACCTTTTTTGAGCCCTCATCTTTTCGTATAGTCCAAGGCACTGATAAAGTTTCTTTTTGGGGCGAAGACGTATTAGCTTACATGCCAATGCTGGACGGAGAATACGGCCAATTTGTACTTCAGAGGTATGATGGATGGCAAGTAGAAATGGACTACTTTGTCGTTAGAAAAACCTCTATTATCATGGACGATCCTAGTAGATATCGAAACGATCTGAACTATGGTTTACGAGTGTTAACAAGTGCTGGCGAAGTTTCTTTTGATAGTCGTGCGCTTGTAACAAATCACACATTTGATATTGTATCATATCTTCCTCCACTTGATAGTAACTTAGTAGGAACAGGAACAAGTCAGTACACATTGGGTCTGGGCACAGATGAGTATGTAAATATAGAATGGACCAGGACCAATACTAACAATTCGTTTTTCTATGGTCTCGGTCTTTTTATGGGGGGAATGGCTACCGCTTACGATGCTGACTTAGGGTATACTGGTCAAGGAGACGAAAAGTTAGTTCAATATCCTACTGGTGGACTCATTGGCGCTAAACTAAATTTGAACGGTAGTGGGGTATATACTCCGATCGATAATGACGATTCTAATGTTGAACCTGTAGATAGTGATGACTCAAATTCTACCATTACAGGATCTTTAACGTATCAGTCTGGCAGCGCAATCACTGAAGGAGAGTCCATAACATTTAATGCTACCACCTCTTCTGATGCAGGTGCATATCACGTCAGAGTTTTTCAGACTTCAGGATCAGGAAATGATCTTATCTCAGATAGAGCAAGTTTTTTTGGAAACACCGCATCACTAACATTTACTACATCTGTCCCTTCTTCTTCTCGGGCAGTACAATACGCTAGATCAACAAACTACATTGGCACATACTCCAGAACTAGAATCTCATCATATACCAGAGGTCGACAATCAACCTTTACTAAAGATTTTTTCGGTACTTACACAGGCAACTTTGTAGGTGATTTTTTAGGTAACTACGAAAGAGTCAGGACTGTAGGCAATTCTTATCTAGGCGAATATTCTGGGGAATATTCTGGCACATATACTCGAACAAGGCCTGCTGATTATCTCAGAACAAGAAACAGTTCGTATACGAGAGACTTCTCTGGTGAGTACACTAGAACACGTAACGCTTCTTACGAAGGCATATACAGCAGACTCACAGAGACACCATACACCAGAGACAGTATTGATTACTTTACTGGTGATTACAGTAGAGACTCTGTAGTACAAAACGCATCATACTACTCTAGGTATATGGAAATTGAACCGGGAGAGTTCGAAGAGATACCATTCGCTTCATTTCCAAGCACAACAAACTTTACTCGGACAAGGCTTGCGGCTTATTCTCGGACTAGAATAGCAAACAGATCTTCCTCTTACTCTCGTACATTTATAGGCAACTACGTTGGTAATTTTGAAGGCAACTATTCTCGTACTCGTGTCACAAACTATACCGGTGACTTCGAG